TATATTGATTCGTGGTCTTTGATGCATCCCTTCAAATAACCCATCCCGTCTTTAGTTTCCGCAACTAGCTTTGCTTTTTCTATTCCACCAAACTGGTCCACGATGCGGAGGCTTTCCAATATCATTTTCAGGTCATTGATTTTTACTGGTTCAAAGCCACGCTTCTTGAAGTACTCGCCATCGTTATCAGTTAAGTTCCAAGCCTCATGAATGCCATTGTGAAATTCAAACTGTGGTTTTGTTCTGAAGTAGTAGCCATCTTGGAAGCTCTCAGCATTGCTAGGCGCCCCATCAACAACCTCTCTCGCCTTCTTTTCGCCGAAGTCACGAATAAACTGTTCTGGTTTCATTGTTGTTCTCCGTCATGTTTAGTAATGGCTTCCTGCTTAAGCTTGTCTAGCATTTTCAGCTTTCTTAATTTCTCATAGAGGTTCGCTGCTGCTCTTGTTTCTTCATTACGAGTGCCGAGGTTGTAATCTCTGCGGAGCTTCATCATTGCGTTGTAATCTACAAATTCGATCATGCTTTCAGCTCCCCTTTAACATTCAGCAAGTCCTTTGCAAACTGAGTTGCTTTGTAAGTTGCGTATGAGTCCTTTTCCAAGTAGCCGCTTTTAATTAATTCCTGCACATAGCACTGGATAGTGTTGTTGGGCGCATCTAAAACACATTCACGCAGGTCTTTCATCGTGAAAGGTTGTGTTGCATGTGTAGCGAATAATAAAATGTCAAAAATGTTTTGGAATGCTTTAACTCGTTTTATTGCTTTCACGCTGCACCTCCAAACTCTTGCAAGCTAGCGAGGTAAGCAGGATCAAGATCTGCAAATGTTGCTCTTGCTAAATCAGTTCCTAAACGTACAGTTCCTACCTCACCATCACGGCACTTTCCAATGATGATTTCAGCCGTTCCCGCCTCTTTAGAGTTCTTGTTGTAAACTTCATCGCGGTAAATGAATAGAATCACGTCCGCATCCTGCTCTAATTGCCCAGATTCACGAAGATCAGCATTAACTGGACGTTTATTAGGTCTGTTCTCTAAGTTGCGGCTAAGTTGAGATAGAGCGAATACAACGCAATCAAATTCTTTGGCAATTGCTTTCAGGCCTTTTGATATTTCACCAATTGCTCTAACTTGGTTATCAGTAACAACTGGGCTTTTCATGATTTGTAGGTAATCAACGAAAATTGCGTCTACACGGCCATACTTAGCTTTAAGTAATCTTGCTTGACGACGGACATCAGAGAGTGATGCATTAGCCGTGTCATCAATTCCGAATTTGGCATTTTCAAGCATCTTGTTAGCCTGGACTAAACGCCCCCAGTCATCATCCTCAAGAAACTTAGACTTGATATTGCGAAGCTTGATTTGTCCGACACCTGAAACAATACGGTCCCTGATTTCTTCCTCAGTCATCTCAAGTGAATGGAACTGAACAACAAGGTCTTGGTTGATTGCCATATCACTCATAATGTTTTGAGCGAATGTTGTTTTGCCCATTGATGGACGGGCACCAATCAGAACAAAGTTGCCACGACGTAGAGCACCGATTTTGTTGTCTAGTGCAATGAATCCTGTTCTTAAGCCCGATTCAACATAAGTGCCGTTCTTTCGTGCAATGCGAGTTTCTTCTAAATCCGCATAGAGACGTGCTACAAACTCATTCACATAGGTAAGTGATTTCTTCTCAGAGTTGTCACCGATTTCAGCAATCATGTTCTGAGTTTTATTGAGCATCTCATCTAGGTTTGTGGTGAAGTCCTTTGCCATACCCTGCATAAGCACAGAAATGTCTACGAACTTACGACGAACCATTAAACGGTGAAGCTTCTCGATGTGTTGTTCCAGTGTTGAAATAAGCGTAGGCGCTTCTGCATTAAGCGTAAGCATGTACTGCTCATCAATGTGGTGAAGATTCAATGGGTTTTTCTTGATTTCGTCCCATACAAGAATGAAATCAATTTGTTCACCACGATCGTGGATTGCTTTAATCGCATCAAAAATAATCTGATGCTTTCCTGAGAAGTAATCACGGTTTAGGCGTTGAACATATTGATCTACACCATCAGCAAGAGATAACAAAGAAACTAATACACCTTGCTCTGTAGGGACTGAATGTAAGTAATCCATTATTTAGCCCCCTTGTATTCTTTGCGAAGTAAAACTGGGGCATTGCGTGGAGCTGTTTCTTGTTGCTCAACAACTGGATTTTCTAATTGCTCAAGCTCTGCATTTGTCTCCTGCCAATTCCAAGCTGCTTTGAAAGATTCCCAACCACGAACAACGATAATTTGGAATACACGTTCATTGCTTAACTTTGCTTCTTGGGCTTGTTTGAAAACAAGTTGTAAAGCTCTTTGAGTTACTGGTTTTTTCTTCCTGTTGCGAAGATCAAGATATTCTGTTGCTGTTTGCTCAGATACTCCGTTTTTCAACAAGAAATCTTTTGCTTTGAATTTTTGTGTTTTTGGTGCTGATTCAGCACAAATAATATCTGTAGTATTCTCTGTGTATTCTCTGTATGTATTCTCTGTATTAGATGGGCGGATTTGTGCATTCAGTATGGCGGAATTGTGCATACAGTCTGGCGGATTTGTGCATTCAGTATGGCTGTTCTGTGCATTCAGTATGGCGGAATTGTGCATACTATTAATATCAATGCTTTCAGAGTATTCGATCAAAGCTTGATATAAGTTTTCACGCTCTACACGGTAGTAAACACGACAAGGCACACCCATCTTTTTCTCAGAGATGAATTTAAGTGATTTAAGTGTTGCTCTGGCCGTATCTTGCTCACGACGAGTAAGACCAGTTTCTTGAGTCCACTCATGATGTGTTTTAAAGATCCAACCTTCACTGTCTTTAGTGCGAGAAGTCCAGTAGACCAATTGAGAGAGCATTAATGCCCCATTGATCCCACATCCTAAAAATACATAGTGCTTGTTGAATGCTATTGGCTGTTCGTTCATAGCTTCAATCAACTTAATAATTGGAATTGATGCACCCATCAAACACCTCTCAATACAAATGCAGCTAAATCAGCTTTCGCTTTAGCCAATGCCATAGAGTTTTCGAGAGTTCGATTAAGCACATAAGCCTCAACCGCTTTTTGAAACAAACTAATCTTCCGATTTAGTTCAATGTCTGCTAATATTTGATAGTTCATTTGGTTCGCTCCGATTGAACATTGAGCCTGAAGTCGACGATCAGGCTTTTTCTTTATATCCAAGCTCAAAACACATGCCGAAATCTTCAATGTCATCTTGAAAAAGATCGTCAATTGTTTGTTTGCTTTCCATCCACGCTTTTGACATCACAAAAAGCGCATTTAGTTTTTCCTCGCTAATCATTCGATATTTCTTGAGGACAGTCTTAAATCCAAGAATGTCCAACAGCACTAAACAGTTCTCAAGCTCAGTCAAGCCATTGGATTTTCTATCATTTTTCATTCGTGATAATGTGCTTGGATCAATCCCCAACTGTTCAGCAACCTGACTTTGATTGCTTGATGCAAGGGCTTGCAAAACTCTAGAAACTTCATTTCTAGCCCTTGCACTCAATTCGGTTGATACTTTGCTCATGGTTTAGTTCCTAAGCGGTTAATGCTTGTAAATCGGCTTTAAGTTTGCCTTTGGTTAAGATTTGAATTCGGGCTTGTGTATCACGTGGAATGCCTTTAGAGCGCCACTTGCTCACAGTTCCACGAGTAACATTCAGCTTTGCAGTTAATTCAATGTCTTTAGCAACCTTAAAGTGAGTTACTAAATCATCTACTGTCATGTTTACCTCGATAAACTTTTAGTTTCCCTAAGTAAACCATAAGTTTCTCTTGATATCAATACATTTGTTTACTATTGGAAACATCTGAATAGGATTTTTTATATGAGCGAGATCAACGACCGCATAATTGAAAGAATGCGAGAGCTCAAATTGAGACAGGTAGACTTGATTGATGCTACAGGCGCTAAGAAAGGTACTGTTTCTAAGTGGATATCTGGTATTAACACGCCTAGTGTTGAATACATGCCAGCTCTCGCTCAGGTGCTTAAGACAACTGAAAGCTGGTTATTAACAGGTAAAGAACCAAGCAGATTTAGTAATTTAAATGTTCAAGAGTTCATGGATAAGCATGGGCTTAATAAAAAAGAAGATGCATCATTTGATACCGACGACATCATGGAGGCCGATGTTGTTGAGTATGAAGTGGCTAACGGTTATGTATGGATTGATGTCGTGGAAGCTAGTTTTTCATGTGGTACAGGGGAATCTATTGAGTTCCATTTTGATGTAATTAATGGGAAATACCCTTTCCCGCCTTCATTCTTTCAACGCAAGATGATTGATCCTAAATGCCTAAAACTTATAAAAGCTAAAGGCGATAGCATGGAGGAGTATATTTATCATGATGATTTGGTAGGGATTGATATTTCCCAAACTGAAATCATTGATGGTGAAATCTATGCCGTTTACTTTGAGGGCGAAGGTATGATCAAGAAGATCTTCAAAGAAGAAGGAGGTACTTTAATTCTCCATAGCCTTAATGAAAAATACAGAGACCGTAAGGTGACTGAGCAAAACGGAATTAACTTTAAGGTAATGGGGCGCCAGGTATGGCGAGCTGGATAATAAGTCAAATATTTCAATACCCGCTTAGGCGGGTTTTTTATTGCCTTTAAGAAACATTAGTTTCCAAAGAATAAAAATAAGTTTCCTAAAATAAACTTTTCTGTTGACAAAAAAGTTTCCTTAAGTAAACTATGAATCATACACAAACAAAAACCGCCATAGGGGTCAGAGTCTAGGCGGTTTGCATCAAATGCGGAGATAAGTATGAATCAAAGAATTGAAAAGTACAAGCTAGGCCAAGCCTTTAAGGATGGCTCGAAAGCTTTTGTAGCTTTCTGGGTTATCACCTTCATTGCATTTGCATTCTTAAAAGGCTGTGCCGACGAGCAACACGTCAACGAACTCAAAGCAAAAGAAAACCTTTATGTCCGCGTTCAGGTTGAGGGGGTGGAGTGATGGATACTAAATCAGTTGCATCAGTTTCTATTATCGTAATTGAATCACTAATGATGCTTGTTGAACATGAAGGAATAGAACTTCCAAGTATTTCCCTAAAGCTTAAATCTGAGGATGGCTCTAGAACAAGTAAAGAAGTTGATTTCGCGCACTTAGTTGAGCAAACACTCAAAGGTCTTAAAGAACTTAGTGAAGGTGAGCAAGACAAGGAGCCCTCTCATGAATAACTACAAAATCAAAGTTAAAGATGAAGCTGAGAGCAAAGAGGTTCAGGAGTTGTTTTTTCGGCTTGGTGCAAAACGACCAGATGGCACTACAAACCTTTATCACTCACCATCAGTGTTTGGGCTATTAGTTGTAGAAGGTTTGTTGAATTACGTATTTGCGGATGTTGTTTTTAGGGACAGTGGAGCAAAAGAACTCACCCTTCCACAACTCCGAGACCTTATTGTGTTGAAGCGTAATGATGTGAAGGATGCGACTCATACTTGTGAAAACAACTTCAAATACATCTGCATTGAAAATCGATGGTATTTAATGACTACAGATGGTTGGTTTCAAGTTTCTGTTAATCCTAAGGCTCTCAAGCCTATTCAAACAGTAGAAGCAGTCTTAAATAATTTGGACGAACTCCGTGAAGAATACAAGGACTACCACCAAGACCAAGGCTTGATTAGCGGGGCTGAGGCGAAGCTTGCATGGGCTAAGGGCGAAATTGTTGAGTACTTTAGAAAAAGCCGTGATGAATGGTTTGAAGTAAAAGGGAACACATTTGTTTCTGTGTTTGATACCGCAGAGAAACTACGCATCAAACCCCAAACCATCAAGCTTGAACTTGAAATACCTGCTCCATACAAAGCAAAAATTGGCGGACGAGATGACACATCTTTCGTTCTGAATGTTGGCAGACATCAGTATTGCTACAAAACCGAAGAGGAATACACAAAGGCTCGTGACGCTTTGGAAGCAGTATTTGACTCGGCAGTGAGAGGTACTAACTCATGAATATGTTAGCCCTTAAACCAGAGTTGCTGTGCCCTTCTTTCCCGATGCTTCAGGTGTCTGGTGAGTTTGAAGTTAAAGACAACACAGTTTCATTCGAACTGGAAAGCGGTTGCGCAACTCTGAAATGCAAGATTGTTGCTGATGTTACTAAACAAGTTCGTGTGGTTGGCTCTCTAATGAATCCAGAGGACAGCCAAGACCAGTTTTACGACCAACTCGTAGTAGATGACCGCACACATGTTGAAGTGGTTGGCGCTGAATATGTAGAGACTCCAATCGGCCTTCTATTTCAACTTACATCAACACAAGTGGCTGACTTAAACAAGCAGCTCGAATATTACGCCGAAGAATTGGCAGATGATGAGTTGAGAGGTGGGTGATGGAGTGGATTAGTTGTGAGGATCGCTACCCAAGTCCAGATGAGTGGGTTCTTGGATTTATCAATGATGGTCAAGGCACTACAGGTCACGAAATAGTTTATTGCCATAACAAGAAGTTTTATGACAGCAAATATGAACTACCGATTACCCACTGGATGCCACTACCAGAACCACCAAAGTATTAGGAGAAGATTATGAATGCGCCAGTACAACACTCAGGACAGAACCCTTTTGCAGTAGCTGCTCCTACTACTCAAGCAATGTCTACAGTTCAGTCTGATAGTCAACGTGCAATTGCAGAGGTTCAAGCTGCTTTGGTTATTGCTAAGCAGTTCCCACGTAACCCAATTGAAGCTTATGACCGGATTATGAACGCTTGCCAGCGTCCCGGTTTAGCGCAATCGGCTGTTTATTCTTATGCTCGTGGTGGTAGTTCAGTAACTGGTCCATCAATTCGACTTGCGGAAATGCTTGCTCAGAATTGGGGAAATATTCAGTACGGTATCCGCGAATTATCTTCTGAAAATGGCGAATCAACGGTTGAAGCATTTGCTTGGGATGTTGAGACAAACACCCGTCAAACAAAGGTATTTCAGGTTCCACATATACGCTATACACGTAATGGTTCTAAAAAATTAACAGATCCACGTGATATTTATGAATTGGTTGCAAACAATGGTGCACGTCGTCTACGTGCATGCATCTTAGGTGTAATACCGGGTGATGTGATTGATGATGCAGTTAATCAGTGTGAAAAAACAATTCATGCAAGTGCTGATACTTCACCAGAAGCTGTGCAAAAACTTGTTGTAGCCTTTGAGCAATTCAATGTCACGAAGAAAGACATTGAAGACTACATTCAGCGTCGTCTTGATGCTATCACGGCAGCCAATATCGTTGCGCTTCGCAAGATTTTCACTAGCTTACGTGATGGAATGAGCTCACCTAAAGACTGGTTTAAAAATGTCACCGTGAAGGAAGTTGGAGAAGTTCAGGAAGTTAAACCAACTGTACCAGACAA